TTTACTTGTCCTGGCTTTGGCGATGTTCACGACATTATGCGGACTCTTGCTGGAAGTTCGATAGAGTTCGACCAATTGATCCTTGAATTTGGAAGCTGGATTCATGTGGCATTTCCTAAAGGTACAGACAAGCCACGCAGACAGATGTTAGCTATCAGTAAAAGTGGTGTGCGCATCTACGAGTAGTTGCAACCTGCGGTATATATGATATCCTTATACTATCTAATACATGAGTAACAGTTATGTCAAAGAATAGTAGAGTTTTAGTTATATCCGATCTTCATATCCCTTACCATCATCAAGATGCATTCGACTTTCTCAAAGCACTGAATAAGAAATACAAACCTGACTTAGTTATTAACATCGGCGATGAACTCGATCAGCACGCTATCAGTATGCACGATAGTAACCCTGACCTACCATCAGCTGGTGATGAGCTGCGACTGTCTAGGCAATACATCTATGAGTTGGAAAAGGTTTTTCCTAGGATGATCCTAGTACATTCCAATCATTCGTCTCTCGTTTATCGCAGAGCGTTAAAGTATGGACTACCTAAAGACTACCTCAAGTCTTACAATGAATACCTTGGTGTTGGCCCGGGATGGGAATGGGTGGATGACATAACTCTTACCTTATCTGATGGTACACGCTGCTTCTTTACGCATGGCATGAGTGCTGACGTACTAAAGTTATCTATGCAGATGGGTAAGCATTGTGTCCAGGGACATTATCATTCAAAATTTTCTATCGGTTATTTCAGCAATCCAGATGCGCTGCATTGGGGTATGCAAGTTGGCTGTTTAACTTCTCAAAAATCTATGGCGTTCGACTACGCTAAGAACTTTAAAAATCGATTCATCATTGGTTGCGGCATGATTATAGATGGTCAGCCTAAACTTATGCCTATGGTATTAAAAGAGGATGGACGATGGACGAAGAAAATAGTATAAGCGAAGCGGATTCTAATCAGGCTGCTTTACTTGACAAATTAATTGGTAAAAAGATCTGGAATATTGAGCTGCTTGAAGATCCAGATGAAGATCAATCTGTTATCAGAATCTTTTTTAGTGACGATGAGGAAGATTATCTTATGATTCACTGCGAAGGTGCAGATTTATATCTCGTTGAACCAAAACCGAAGGCTCTGCACTAAAAACGACCTTGCATAAAGCCCGTGGTGAGGTTTTCTTATGGCACTTGAGGGGTTAGTATCAGATTATATTAAAGTATTGATGACGGGGCTGAGGACAGCTCAGAAGGGTGGTAACCCGTATAACTCATCAAACTCTTCATCAGTTAGTACAGGAATGTCCTCGACTTTGCATTCCGGGCGTACTTTAACGAATGCCTCCGCAGATTCTCTTGAAAAGAATGCACGAAGGCTATCGCCGTACTCATCTACTACTATAAACTTAGGTTCCATCCTTGCTTTGCTACCTTCCTAATCATTCTTTGATAATCCATTGTTACACAGCTCAAACATAATTGCAACATCTCGTTATCTTCATCGCACAGCCACTGAGTTGCTTCTAATTTATTCGGACTGGTTGGCTTTAATTTAATGGCATCATGTACTGCTTGTTTTAATATAGCTTGCAGCAACGGGACCATAGGAATGTCAAATAGTGGATTGACTTCATTGTATAATTCTGCATCACTGGTATGGTCATACTGGTATATCTGACTCATGATTAATCTACCTTTTATTAATGATTTTAAGGATGCTCAAACGTACACTGTAGATCATAATAATATCTTGATTAACGAACCAAGGAAACTATTATGTGGACATCACCTAAAGCAACAGAAATGCGCTTCGGCTTTGAAGTTACAATGTACGTAATGAACAAGTAATACATGTAATACATAGTGGGGCTATTCGTTATGAACGCCTAGCCTCACCATTATCTCACCAAAGTTATACTTGACTTTCAGTGCTACCTCAGGACTCAATCCCTTAATAACAAAGTCGTTCACCTTGTGCAATGCTGTGATCTTTTCAACCTTAGCATCTGTCTCTAAACTACTGGCCTCAATCTTCTCGCCGATCTCTTTCAGCTTAGTAAAGAATGCATCTTTGTCTTTACAAACTATTGGATCTTTGCCTGGAAGACTGAGGCTTATGCCTTTTTTGGCTGCTCTGCCTTAACCGCAGCGTTGCCATCGTCATCTTCTGGTGCGATGCCTGCTGTTGTCATTAAAGAGTAACGTCTGGCATAGGTCAATGCTGAGCCATATCCTTGCGCGTCATGCTTATTTGCAGGCACGTACAGAATACCACCACTCATAGTTTCACCTGATTCATGCAACAGGATAGTTTCAATCTTGATTCCTGTGTCACAGTCGTGTGTCTTTTGAATCATAGATAAGCCATTGGTATGTAGTGCGTCAATGACTGCTTCGATACACCCATCTAAAGCAACGTACTTGCTTCTGAAGTGTGGGTTAGTTGATGTCTTCAATGCCGGGGCAAAGGCTTTTTGCGCCGCCAAGAATGCTTTTGCTATGGTATTAGTTTCCATATAGATTCCTTATAGTGGTTTAATTTTAAGTTTACTTACTCGGATTGTACGTGCAGGCTTCGCAGGCACAATCTTCTCGGGTGTTGCCTTGTAGTTCAACTCACCCCATGTCACACGATATGGCCCGGCAATCAAATGTTTATGATCTCGCATTTCAGCCATAATCTTAGCTTGAGTTGATTCAATCTTCTCTTTCGTTTCGTCAATCAGTTTGTACATTAAGTCAATACTACCGACATCAGACGCCAAAGAATCATCTAATAGTGTTTCATCACTAGCCTGGTCATAAATGCTGGTAGCATCTGAAACCTTAGTAAATTCATACCATTCAGTCTCTTCGTTGTTACGATACTTTTGCACTCTTCGGTCAAAGTCAATAGCACAATCCTTGATCTCTTGAATTAATGCCTCATTCCTTTTGAATACAAACATCCGTAATGTGATACCACGATACAGGACACAGACTATACCCCAATTTACTGGCACGCCTGTCTCACTTTGTACTACATCCATCTGCGCTTGCAGTTGTATGCGCCCGCGATAGTCAGGCAGTTCTATTTCTTTCTCTTGAGATGTCAATTTAGCTTCGATAATGCCTAATCCTTCAAGCACAATCTCATCGTCATCTACAACAAAGATACCTTTGTCTGGGTCAACTGTGATAATTTGACCACTGGCTTCAGCTGTCGCGTCCAAGGATACACCTAATGGCACATCTTTGTGATAAAACGCTTTGCCGAAGTTAGTCACTGTGTTTTTCAGCCCAAGCCTCTGGACAGCCTCTTCAATGATAGGTACTTCAAACTGCGTCCCCCAATGCAATGCTTCAAAGTTCAATGGCTCACGCTCAAGACCTTTTACGGCATTGAAGGCATGCTTTAATGGATCGTTGGGAGTTTGGTAGGGGTTCCTACCCATTGCAGCAGCTACTTGCGAGCCACTCAGTATGTCATCGCGCGTAAGCTTACCCTCGGCGATGTTTGGGGTCTGTTGCCCCTGGACAGTTGCGTTTTTTTTGTCATTCATAGTCTATTTCCTATTCAAAAGTGCGTAAATGGTGGATTTGGTAATCCGCTTATTTTGAGCAGACCGCATGCCTAATTCGTGCAACCTGTCCGCCATCTTCTCAAGGTGTGGCGTGTGTTTATTGCCTCGCCTTAAGTATTGAGGGTCATCTAGTAGTTGGTTGATTAATGGCATGATCTTTTCGCGGTACTGCTTCGACTTGTTATGCGTTGCAATACCTCCCAGTTTACTAATGCGTTGTATCTGGTCGCGTGGTGCGCCTAGGATAACCCCGCGCGCCTTGGCTTGCTCGAGTGCGAGCTTGGTTCGTTGGCTTATCATGTCGGCCTCATGTTCGGCAATCATGGCGTGCATGTGCCATTCGAGCTTCGTCATATGTTCATGACCCGCAACGATCAACGGCACGTTGTCCTTAAGTAGTCCGCTAATGAAATGCAGATCACGGGCGACCCTGTCAGTCTTAGCTAGTAATAACTTACAGTCAGGCGTCGACTTAACCAATGCCATAGCATCATGCAGTTGGGGGCGGTCTTCGATGGAAGTCTTGCGTCCACTTTCGTGGTCGATGAACTCAGCTACCAACTCGCCATCGTTCGCCTTAATATGCGCCATTACTGTGGCACGTTGAGCGTCGATTCCATAGACTTGCTTGGTTTCGTTGGTGCTTATTCTTAGATAGGTGATATATTTCATTGCTCGACATCCTTCCGCGCGCCTATGTCGCTTGGTGCGCAGTTGATGACGATGGTTTGAACGTCTTGATCTACGTTGGCAGTGGTGCAAAGCTGTTGCCAGTCGTACAGGTCTTTGAACGTGCTACGTTCTAACACGATTTTAATGTTATCCATTTTTTAATTCCTATATGGTTGTTAAATTGTTGCAGACACCCTCTCGAACGTGGGAGCGTCCACAAGCTCATAAGTTTTAATAAGGCGCTTCAAGTCCTTACCTTGGTTTATACACTTTGCAAGGCGTTGCGCGCTGTCGTGCGGTGATATTTCAATAAATGAAGTTACCTCTTGCGCTGTCAGTGCTTTTCCAGATGATGGCGCACCCTTTAAGCTGTCGTAATAATCTACAACAGTTTCGTCGTTGCGGTGTTCGTGGTTAAGCTCGAGCGTGAAGCTTGAAGGCTTGCCTTGATCGTCTACGCGTATAACAATGTCATAAGGTAGTAAGGCTTCGTTAACCTCGGGCGAGGCGTCCTCGAGTTGTAGTTGGATAAATTGATCTTCCATGGTATTAATCCTTATATAGTTATTAATATGACTATCAAAATGATAATCCCCTAGCACCCCGTGAGGCGCTAGAAGGTATCACTAATCCTTTGTTATTAGCTTGTATTCGTTTTCGTTTATAAAATGAAATAAGCGCGGTCTGTTATTAGAAAACGTATCCTCCAAATAAAGCGCCATTAAGTCTTTTTTTGACCATTTTCTATTAAGCTTTTTAGTTAAAATATCGAATAACTTTTCTTTGTTTATATTCATTTTGATTAATTCCTATATGGTTATTAAAGTGTTGCAGACACCCTCGCGGGCGTTTCGGGTATTAAACCCTCGTCAGTGCAACTATGCGGTAATCCTCGCGGTTGTATTCGTCGGGTAAGTCTTCCGCCTCGTATGCTTCGCTAATGTCTGCAAAGAAATCCTCCAGTTCTTTCTCCGCTTGCTTGTAGGTCGGGAATGTTTGCGGCTCGCCGTCAGTATGCCAAGCATTAACCCAACCATCGCAGATGGTGTCGGTTTCAACTATGTATTGCGTTGTCATCTTGGTTGCTTCCGCGTTGATAATGTCGATTGCTTCGTTGATTTGCGACCATGTAACGCCGTATTCCTCTTGCATGTCTTCATAGTCTTCAAGCCATGTTGATTCGTGGGACAGTTCCCAAGCCTCGAACTTGTCCCTGTATGGCTCTTGCCATGTGTCGCAGTTCATCTCCGCGCATTTATACATATAATTGACTAATTGCTTGATGTTCATGTTTACACCTCCACTCGAACGATCACGTTCGCGTTGCTTTGTATCATTGGAATTTGAACCTTTGTTTTATCATTAACCAACAATTGCTCATAGTTTCTTTGGTGAATACGAACATCTGCATTGATAGTACGTAATAACCCGTTAAGGCGTTCGCGTGTTGTAGGTGTACCCCAACCACACATGGAGATATATAACTCGCCTTCATCGCGCCATGCTATTTTGTTGCCGTGTAAAAATATCGAATTGCCATCAGTCATAGAATTGCCAACTGTTAATTTACGACCATTTAAGAATGCTTCTGTTATTTGCTCGGTTACTTTTCTCATTTTCTTAGTCCTTATATAGTTTTTAAGATGTTGCATAAGACCAACTCGCGTTGGTTTCGACCAATTAGGTCTCGTCAGTTATGCTATTTTCTAATACTGGCGCGTCATCTCTAAGCCAATCATGCTCGGTCTTATAATATTCGATCAGCCATTTAGGCAACAGCTTTTCAATTTCATCGCTAGTCAAAGAAATTTGGTTGGTGTGGTCTGATGACAAATAAATAGTGGTTGTGTTGCCATCCTCGCGAAAGTTGGTTGTGTTGCACGGGTAAAGATCGAGGTTTAAAGTTTCATCTACATAGAAATTGACATCGACAAAAGCTCCTCCCTCAACCTCGAAAGCGTGCCACGTGTCGAACTCCATCAGTATATCTTGTCCTGATTTTGTCTGCGCCCATGCTTTGAATTGATTAATAACGCTTGCTTCAATGTCTGGCGTAATTCTTTTGATTGTGGTTATAGTCATGATTATGCAACCTCCCTAAGTTTGATATTCATTAATATGCCACTGTCTGATAGTTCGGAAATAAATTCGCCATCGTCAAGCGGATACAAAAAGGCATTTGATAGCTTGTTCAGAATGTCCCTGTACTCAGACTCAGAAAACCATCTATAACATTTCTCATCTAAGTAGCAGTTGAATAGGGCGTCAAAATCACGATCTTCAAAACCGTCTTCATAAACTCCCACCATTGATGACATCTCGTAGGGTGTGCCATCTGCTTCATACATGATTAAACCCACATCTTCCAGTCTTACCTTTATCATTCTGTCTATTGTTTGCATTGTCTTAGTCCTTATATAGTTGTTAAGAAAAACACGTTTCGTCGTGTTGATATAAGTATATAACAAAGATATCGATTAATGCAACACTTTTTTAAATTGGTATAATTAAGGTATGGAATACAGCCTACCAAAAAAGCCGAAGATTAAAGAGAAGACACCCGCACCAGACCAACGGAAGTTCAGCGTCATGCCATTATCAGTTATTAATAAACGTATGACATTAGCAAGCTATCGAGTGTTGGTTGTGTTGTCGAGCTATTGCAACAAAGCGGGGTTTACTTATGTGTCATTGGCAAGGATAGGGAACGACTTGGGAATCACTGCGCCGAGTGTATCAAGACAGATACAACGTTTACAGAAGTTAGGGATAGTTAAAAAGGTCAGCGGTCATTATTCTATGATTAAGGGCGCAACTAGACGCATTATATACGATGACAGTCTGAGCAATGAGGACGCTAGTCGAATAGCTAACGCACCAATCGAACCATACAACAACAGGGAAATCAAAGGGGAACTAATGAAGAAAAGGATAAGCAAAAGCAATAAGATAGCGAAGGAAGCAAAGCCTGTCAGTGCTAAGCAATCAAATCAGTTACACAATGAGTTATTAGCTAGTGTGTTTGAGTGTGTGAAGAGTGAGCAGGATTTGGTCATAGTCGAGCGTAGGCTGGCAAGTGGTGAGAATCCTGGGGACATATTGAAAGAGTTGCAAGGCTAAAGGGACGTATAGCTGTACAACATAAGGTGGCATGTCTGCGAGTGGAACGCTTTAGGCTGTGCAATCATCCCATTAGTTTAGATTAGTAATTGCATGGTGAACTGGTAAAAAATAACATTGCTTTGTCCGAAGGGTACACCTTCCCTCCCCGTCCCCTGACTGTGAGGTAGGGGTGTTACAAGCAAATTTTTGCTAGGTTTTCCTTACAACGTTTAACACAAGCTATCTTTTCTTCTCGGGACATATACATCCATTGCTCTAAGTCATCGTAATCTCGTCCGCACCCGGAGCATATCGCACCATGGTCTGTCTGAATGTACTTACATAGGTTCGTGCATGGACTCGACGCGGCCTTGCTGCTAGTTTTTAAAGACATGTTTTTAAACCTTGTTAAGATTGCCGAGTGGCAACCTGATCGTGTGGGTAACATAACTACAGACAATAACAATCTCACCCGTAGTAAAAAGGGATAATCACATAAAGTGATGAGCATTCTCGTTTATCTGGTTTATATATAGTGTCTACCTATATACCCAAGGAACTGTACCTGTAAGGATACCCTTGATTCAACT